ATCGAGTTCGCCCGAGAGTGCTGCGACATCGCCGACCGCGAGCAGCGGCCCGTCACCACAGTGGACGTCAGGGAGTGGCTGAAGGGCGACCGCTGCACCCGCCAGCGCGCCGCCGACGAGCAGCCCGCCGCCGTGCCCCAGCCCGCCCCGCCCGTGGAGCACTGCATCCACGACCGGACCGTCCACCGCACCCACCACACGCCCGTCACCGGATGCCCCTGGTGCACGGCAGCGACCAGCACGGAGGCCTGACCCATGGCCACGAGCAGCGGAGGCTTCACCGGGATCAGCCTGGCGGGCCAGTGGGAGTGCGGCAGCTGCGGCGCGAGCGGCGACGGCTGGTACGACGAAGACGACGGCCTCGTCCTGCACGACGAGAACGGCCAGCCCTTCGACCCTGACGAGCACGTGTGCGGGGAGGCGTGACCGGCCCCCTGTTCGGCGAGGCGCTGGACGTCCTGTTCGTCACCTGCCGCGCCCTCGCCGCGTGGGTGGTGGCCGCCGCGTTCGTGGTCACGGTCGGCCTGTACACGGCGATCCTCACCGGAGCGTGGGCCACGCGGAAAGCGTGGCATGCCACCAGAAGAGGCTCCACGGCCCCTCTCGCGGCCTCGCGGCCCCCGAACGCCCCGGACTTCATTCCAGCCCCCACGACGCCCACAGCGCCCTCCTGGGCCCGCACAGACAAGGAAGCCGCGTGAACACCGAACAGCCCTGCCCGATCTGCGAACACGCGATGGTCACCCTCAGCGAGGCCGAAGGTGAGGCCGCCCTGATGTGCAGCTACTGCACGTACAACTGCGTCGTGCTGGCAGACGGAGGCGAGCAGCCGTGACCCGCGTCGACTGGGGCTGGGTCGCCGCCGTCACCGTCATCGTCGCCCCGTTCGCCTACTGCGCCCTCACCACCATCCGACACACCTGGCACGCCCTCACACACCGCAACCGGAGGACCCGATGACCGACCTCGCACCCATCCGCCACACCGTCAACACCCTGAACAGCGACGCCCTCGACGCGATCTACAGCAGCCTCGAAGCCGCCGAGGCCACCCTCGACCGCGCGCGTGCCCTCCGCGACGACCTGCGGGGCATCACCGGCGCCCGCTACATCGCCGACATGCTCGACAAGATCCTCGACCCGCCCGGCCCGGCCCCGGCCGAAGCGCCCCGGCCCGCGTCGTGGCTCACCGCCGGAACCCGCGACCTCAGCATCCCGGCCGCGCCCGTCCCGTGTCCCGCGTGTGCCCGCGCCGGGCAAGCCGGCCTCGACCCCACCGAGCAGCACCCCCACTGCCGCACCACCCGGGAGCAGCGCTGATGGCCCACACCCCACCCCTGCGCCTCAAGGTCGTTACCGACCGGACCGAGGTCGCCGAACTCGTCCCCCGCGTCCACACCGCGGTGGTCTCAACTCTGACGGCGGTTGGCATCCCGGTCACGGACGCGGTCGCCGCGGCTGTCACGGGCGAGATCATGACGGAGATCATCCGCGTCCGACAGGCCACACCAGAAGAGACAGCGCAGGCCCAAGCAATCGAACGGGTCCGCGCCCTGCACCGGGACGAGTACGGGGACGGGTCCTGCGCCGAGTGCACCCACGAGTCCAGCGTCTCGTACCCGTGCCCGACCGTGGCCGCGCTCGACGGACAGGAGCAGCCGTGATCCGAGACCCCGACGCCCTCCGCGTCGTCTGGCTGTTCGGCAAGCCCTACTGGTGGAACCGCGACCACGGACGCCTCACCCTCCAACCCGCCACGTGGATCAAGGAGCAGCCCGGTGCCTGACCTGCACGCCCGCAAGATCGCCGTCCACGTCCCCGCCTGCGAGACCGGCCAACACGTCATGCACCCGATGGAGACCTGCGAGGAGTACGAGGCGTTCAGCGCCCACGTCCGCGCCTACTTCGCCGACGTCTTCGGGGCACTGGGCACGGAGACCCCGATGTCCGAAGTCCCGCCCGGACTGCGCGGCCCCAACTGGAAGGCACAGCCATGACCTGGCGCGACGCCATCCTCTACGGACCCGGCTGGGCAGCCTGCGCCCTGATCATCCTCGGCCGGCCCCTCGACCGCTGGCACTACCGGCGGACCAAGCGCCGGTACGAGGAACGGTGGGGCGTCCGATACGACGGACCCTGACCAACAGCGCGCAACACGAAGGCCCGGCCATCAACGGCCGGGCCTTCGCCGTGTGCCGGCTACTCGGCCGGGTCCTGCTCCGTCCCCCGAGCCGCGCGCTTGACGGCCTGTCCGACCTCGTACCGGTTCAGCCCAGAGTCCTCGGCGTGCTTGGTGACTGCGGCCTGTACTGCCGCGGCCGCGTCCCGCCATGCCGTCCGCTGCGCGTCACGCTCGGCGCCGTCGAGCCCGGCCATCCGGGCACGCTCGGCTTCGGCAGTACGTTCGAGGTTGATGAGTTCGTCCGGGATATCCACGGGCGGATCTTAGGCCGGGCATGGGCGAGCCCCCGACCAAGGCGCGCAGGTCGAGGGCTCAACGGGTGGGGTGCCAGCCGTCAGGCGTGCCGCAGGATGTCGTACATCTCGTGCTGCCGACAGCTACGGGTGTCATCATCCCCGCGCGTCAGCGTGCACCCACCAGCGGCGCTGACACGCGGGCAGACTCCGCACACCGCCTCACAGCACTCGTCATCCGGGGCGCAGTCGACGCAGCCGGCGCCGGTGCAGTACCGCTCCTCGTCACCCATCCGACGCCTCCTCCATCCGCTCGTCCAGGCGGACCCGCAGCCCATCCATCGCCGCCGCCCCCAAGTCCACGAGCAGCTCCGGCTCCATCCCCAGCCCCGCCTTCTGGCACCCCTCGCCGACACCGGTCAAGACCGACATGACGAGGCCGGTCCACTGTTCTTCGGTCAGGTAGTCCGGCTTTCCGGCGGGCTGCTCTGTCGTCTGCGGCATGGCCGCTCCTTCGTCTGATGAGGCGAGGTCTGTCCGCCTGCCCTGCTGAGGCGGGTTCGCTTCGAACCACGAGGCCACCTCGTCGGCGCGATAGACGATCTTCGTGGAGCCCTCGACCGGTGCAGGCCGAGGGAAGGAGGTGCTGCGCCGGTACATGTGCAGTGCCGACCGGCTGACCCCGTGCTCCTGCTCGATCTGCTTCAAGGTGATCAAGCGACTCCCCTCGCTCTCAGGGTTCTTGGGCACGGATACATCCTTCCCGAACTTCTGGACAATGTCCACAAGTTCTGCCAGTCTGGCGATGCGACAACGAGAACGGCCCGGCCGGGAGCAGCAACTCCCGTCCGGGCCAGCCAACCCTGACTTCACCAGGAGTGACTCCATGGATCGTATCCACCAGGCTGCCCAGCAGCCCACCCCCTCGCCCGAGCAGCTCGCCGAGGCCGACCACCTCACCCACCTCGCCGGCCTCCTCTACGCCAACGCCGCCGCCGACGCTGAACAGAACGGTGACGAGCCCCGCGCCCGGGACCTGTGGCAGCGCGCCGACCAGAACCTCGCGACGGTGACCGCATGAGCGAGCAGCCCGCCACCGAGCCGTGGCCTGAGACGACGATCGCCCGCTACCTGACCATCGGCGGCGCCCACGTCGACATCTGGTACGACAACGGCGTCCTCCGCACCCGGTGCAGCGGCGAGACCTGCTCCTGGACCGAGCACACGTCGACCCGCGTCTTCTACACCGACTCCGCCGAGGAGCGCGACAAGAAGATCACCGCCGCCGTCCCCGAACTCCAGCCCGCCGCCCAAGGCCACGCGGAGAAGTGCCGCGCCCTGCCCCGACCGGCGGTGACCGCATGAGCGAGCCGAACTTCCAGGACCGCTTCTTCCTGGCGGCGGAACAGGTGTACGCGCAGATCGAACGGGGCGAAGTCCCCGGCGGCGACGTCGAGGCCGCGCTGATGCAAGCCCACGCCGACGCGAGCAGCGACGGAGGCGAGCAGTGAGCTTCCTCGACCGCCTCCTCGGCAACGACCACGAACGCGCCAAGACCCAATACAAGGGCCGCGAGTCCGCCAGCCAGTCCGCCGCCCGCGCCCGCCGCAACAGCCACCGCACCCGCGGAGCCGGGCGCGCCGCCCGAGCAGGCCAAGCCTGGGAGGACGGCGACCGCGACCGCGAGACCGGCCGCCGCACCCGCCGCTGACCACCCACCAACCGCCGCCCCCGCGACCGTCATCCGCGGGGGCGGCCCCATCTCCACCGGAGTCACCATGAAGCAGCGACTCAAGGACCGGCCGCCCATCGTCTACGGCGCCCTCGCCCTCGCCGCGCTCTCCCTGGCCTGGTCCGCCTACTCCATCACCGGCCTCATGGACTCCGGCCCCTACGGACTCACCGTCGCCGTCGCCGGAGACATCGGCTGGGTCACCGTCCTGTGGGCCGAAGCACACGGCGTCACCATCGGCGGGCACCGCTGGCCGGCCGTCCTCGCGGGCTGGCTCATCGCCGTCGGCGTCGGTGTCCTCCTCGCCATCCACGGAGCAGCCGCCACCGAACACGCTGCCGCGCAGGCGATCGCCGGGCCGTTCGTTGTCGCGGTTGGCAAGCTCGTCTGGCTGTTCGCCCTCGCCGCGCTCCGCGACCCCGCCGCGCTCACCCCGGAGCAGCAGGCCGAGATCGACGCGGTGATCCGCGACTCCGAGTACAAGGCGCGCCTGCGCCACGCCCGCGCCGACGGCGAGATCGCAGGCATCAAGGCCGAGGCGCGGACCACCCTCGCCCGCGACGAGGCCGACTTCGAGATCACCCTGGAGCGGATGCAGAAGCGGGCCGAGCTCGCCCGTCGAACCCCGCTCGCTCTTCCGCCGGGGCCGTCGGCGAGCACGTTCGACGGGGTCGCCGAGCAGACGATCGAGGTGGTCGGCGAACAGCCCGAGCAGATCGCGAACACCCCGAACACGACGGCGAGCAGTGTTCGCAACCAGATCGCCGACGCCGCCGCCACCAGCCCGAACGCCGATCGCGAGCAGCCGACCATCGCCGATCTCGTTCGCGAGCAGATCGCGATCACCCCGAGCAACGCCGACGCCGTCCGAGCCGTCATGACCGCCTACCCGAACGCGAACAAGGACAGCGTGGCCGCCGCTGTTCGCCGCGAACGACGCAAGCAGGGGCCGTACCTGTGACCCGCGAACCCGGCCCCGACGAGCGCCGCGTACAGCACTGGCTCCGCCGCCGCGGCGTGGGCCCCGACGCGCACGGAGACACCATGGCCACCGACGACTGGTGGAACGACCTCTGCACCGAGGACGAGGTGAAGGCCGACGACGCCGAGACGGACAAGGCCACGGCCCCGTCGACCGCATCCGGCCCGGTGTTCGCCCCGGCCCCGGACTACTACCCGCGCCCCCACATGCCGGCCACCCTCACCGCCATCCCCGACCGGGCCGCCGCTGCGCTCAGCCCCAAGACCCGCACCGCGCTCTACAACGCCAGCGCAGCCGGAGCCGGGTGGGGTCTCGGCCTCTACCAGCAGTGCGCCCACGCGCTCGCCGACTGCGGCCAGGAGTACAGCATCAGCGGCGCCCTCACCCTCGGCATCGCCACCAGCCTGCTCGTCGCCCACGTGTGGGACCGGCGTACCCGCCACTGGTGGCCCGGCCTCGCCTGGGCTGCTCGCATCCCCCTCGCCACCGCCTTCCTCGCCCTCGCGCTTTACGCGCCCGCCGCCGCCTGACCAGGAGTTCAGCATGTTCGACCACGTCATCGCCGCCGCCCCCGCCATCAGCGTCGAAGGCGGCCGCATCCTCGGCACCGTCGGAGCCGGCGGCATCGCCACCGCCCTCACCGTGATCCTCGTCGCCGGAATCCGCGAACCCAAAGGCGGCGGTGCCGCGGCCGGACCCGGCGGTGGGGGCGGGGGGAAGAAGTCCCGCATCCGCAAGCGCCTGACCAGCGACCAAGCGCAGTGGACCGGGGTCGCCGCGGGCACCTTCTACATGGGCGCCGGGTCGATCTGGACCATCGGCACCAACGTGTCCAACGCCTTCGCCGGGGTGTTCACCGGCGGCGGCTTCGGCACCGCTGGCATGGGCGCCGTGTCCCTGGGGCTGGCCGCGCTCATGTACTTCCGCGAGCTCGCCCCGGGGAAGGCGGCCTTCACGGGGATTGTCGCGGCGGGAGTGTGGGCGCAGGCCGGCGGGGTCTGGGGCCTGCCCCAAGCGCTGATCCTCACCGGGGCGCACGCGATCGGCGTCCTCTGATGAAGCCCACCAAGCTGCCCGCCTGGCTCGCAGCGGAGATTCGGCCCGTCCTCGCATTCACGGGGGCGGGCTACGCCCTGTGGGCCGGGACCTGCATCCTCGTCCGCCGCGGGTGGGCCCAGCTGGGTGAGCACCTCAGCGTCTGGGAGCAGGTCGGCGCGGTCGCGTTCACCGGATACGTCGCCGTGTACGGGTGCGCGCACGCGCCAGGCGTGGCTCGGTTCGCGGTCCCGGGGGCCGTTGTTGCATGGTGTGTCGCCGCCTGGTGGGTGGCCCCGCCCGCGGCTGCGCCCGAGCCCGTCCCCGCAGACAAGCCGGCGGCCTCCTCGACCGAGGCTGATCCCGAGCGCGCCCGCGAGGCGTGGCACGGCTTCGTCGTCCAGGCCATCGGGGACCGCCAAGGCGTCCACCTCCGCGACCTCCTCGACGCCCTCCAACAGACTGGCCACCACCCCGACTGGGAGGTGGCCGACGTGAAGCGCGTCTGCGAGGCGGCCGGCATCCCCGTCCGGGCCCGCGTCCGGGTGCGCGGCCTGGGGGTCACCGTCGGCGTCCACCGAGACGACCTGCCAGCCCCTTCCCAGCCCCTCCCCGAGGGTGAGCCCCAGGACCCGTCCGATCCTGAACTACACGCGGTCTGACCTGCGAAACCACACCTCGACTACAGCCCGGCTACACGGGCCGACTACAGCCCGGGAGAGGGCCCATGCCGTACATCTACCGCTGCGCCAGGTGCCGCGCGTCCAGCCCGCCGGGGCCGCGGCGCGCTGCCGAGGACGCCCGACAGGAGCACCGCGACGTCGAGCACGGAGGACTGGTGCCGCGCGGCGAGGCCATCGTCCGCGTCCCGGGAAGCACCCCGGATCCGGACAGCCGGTACGTGTCCACCGGCGCGCTGCTCGGCATGCTCGCGGTCCTCGCCGTCGCGGAGTTCATCGCTCGCACCCTCGGCAAGTAGCCGCGGCTGCCACACTGGTTGTGCGCGATGCCCCGCGCTCCAGGCCCCGTCGTCCTTATCCCCCCCGGTGGACGACGGGGCCCGCGCACGTCTCAAGCCCCACCTCTTCGGGTGGGGCCTTCCCCGTTTCCCGGGCCGGTGTCGGTGTGCGGGTCTACGATCCGGGCCACCGACAGACCGTCCTTGGGGGGACCATGAGCACCACGCCACCGCCTGCCTTCCCACCGCCCGACACGCCGGACGCACCCGACACGCCGAACCCGCCAGAGAAGAAGCGCACCAACACGATCATCATCGGTGCTACCGCCGCGATCATCGCCGCAGTCGTCGCCACCGGCATCATCGTCGTGCAGACCCGAGACCACGACGACAGCAAGCCGGCCACCACCGCGTCAAGCACCCCGGACACCGGCATCGCCGCCGCCGCGACAGAAGACTCAGAGCCGACGTACACCACCCTTGACGCTGACAGCTTCTCCATGACCCTGAAGACCAAGTCGCGGCAGTGCTTCGGATCTGCAGGCTGCAACGTCACTGTCGAACCGGACCTGACCTATACGGGTCTCGGTGAGATTGACCCGGATGCCGTGTACGAGATCACCTACGAGATCCGGGGTGACGAGTCCGGGCCGGTTATCCAGACGGCCACGCTGTCGAATCAGACGAGCTTGAACTACAGGCCATCGGTGATCAGTACGGCGTCGGCGAGTACGAAGGTGTCGGTGGAGATCACGGACGTCACGGCGCAGGAGTAGCAAGACCCCATGCAGAGGCCCCGCTCCCGGGATGGGGCGGGGCCTTCGTCATGCTGGGGGGCTACCAGCTCACGATGCGGGGCGGTACGCCGTCAGCCTTGGCGTGCTCGTTGTGCGACCACACGGTGATGTTCTTGAAGCCCTCCGCCTTCAGCCGTTCCTCCAGCTCTTGCGGCCGGGCGTAGTTCCAGCCGAACCAGATCACCGCGCTGCCCGCCACCTTCGGGCCGCCCTGGAGCCCACTCCAGTCGTCGCGCTCCAGGGAGATGACGGGGACCGGGGGAAGGGTCTTGTCTTCGTCGTCCTCGGACGCGTAATAGATGAAGCCTCGGATGATCTCGGCAACCTTGGGCGCGATGGTCTCAGCGCTGCCGTCTTCGGTGTAGCCGGGATCGCCGATGATGACGAAGCAGTCGGTCACGTCGCTCATGTGGTGGGCTCCTCACCCGGGCGCACCAGACCCGCGCCGATGTAGTCCTCAGCCTGCGGGTCGATGAGGTCAGCCGCGTACCCGTAGATCTCCTCGATCTCCCCGCCGACCTCGACAGCAGCCCACTGCCGGATCTTCTCCGCCTGCTCGTGCGCGTGCTTCGCCAGTGCGGCCAGCACGATCCGTTCATCCTCGGCCGCCGACTGATCCGGACGGCGCGCGACGAGCGCAGTCATCAGGTCCTGGTACGCGCTGGGCTGCTCGCTCATGCGTTCTTCCCCTCGCTGCTCACCGGGCGCTCCGCCCAGTCCACCATCACCTTCGCCGGGTACGCCCACGACTCTTCGAGGCGCACCCGGACCTCCAGCAGCAGCTGCTCGTCGGGGTTCCAGGTCTTCACCAAGTCGGGGGTGTGGGTGACTCCGGACGCGTCGAGCACGGTCACGGTCACGTCGCCCTTGAGGCCGCCGAGTTGCTGGTACGAGCAGGGGAAGGGGTTGGGGTAGTTCTCGAACACGTGGAACTCGCTGATCATGAGGTCTGCTCCTTGGCGCGGCGGCGGGCTTCACGGATGGCCTCGGCGGCTTCCGGGTTGACGATCCGGCGGACGGTTTCTCGCGTGTACCCGGTGAAGTCGGAGACGTCTTTCTGTGAGCGGCCGTCGGCGAGCGCGGCACGGATTGCGGTGGCGCGCTCGGTTTCTGCTGCAGCGATGGCGGCCTCGTAGCGGGTGCGGATGGCTTTGAGTTCGGCGTCGGTGGTCACGGATCCATAATGCCTGACCCGGTAGGCCTAGTCTAGTTGACGTGACTACCAGGGTAGGCCTACTCTGTAACTACAAGGAAGCGCGACGAGGGGGCCACTGATGAAGCACACGGCGAACGAGACCACCACCCAGACCCTCACCCGCCTCATCAAGGCCGCCGACCGCCAGCACCCGGTCACCCTCGCCTACCTCAAGGAAGAGAAGGACGAGAACGGCAAGCGCACCGGCCGCCTTGTCGAGACGGTGCGAACGGTTGAGATCTACGACTTCACCGTCACCGCCGCCGGCGACATCGTCATCAAGGCCATGGACCGCAGCACCGGCGAAGCCCGCAGCTTCCGCCTCGACCGCATTCGGACGTACTCGATCCACCGCACCCGCTACCTGGTCACCCGCCCGGTCGCCGACGACAAGCCGGCCCGCACCGTCGGCCTCGCCGCGGTGACCGTGCTGTACCCCGTCGACTGCCCCATCGCCCACCGCGTCCAGCTCCTCGCCGACGCGCTCGCCGCCTGACAAGCCCCACCGATCTGAAGGACACTGAACCCATGCCACTCGCCGACGACATCGAGTTCTACGGCCGCGCGGTCGACGCCGGAGACATGACCCGCGACGCCGCTGTCACCGCCCTCATGAAGGGCGGCGGCTTCACCGAGGTAGGCGCAGGCAGCGTCATCGACAACTGGCAGTCGGCGCGCGCCGAGTACAAGCAGACGTTCAGCGACGCGGCCGCCAGCCTCGACAAGATTTACGGCCTGGACGACATCCAGCCCTGACCCCCGCGCACGCCGAAGGCCCGCTCTCGCCACCGGGAGCGGGCCTCCTCCGTGTGCGCACCACCACCGTCCACCCGGTTGCACACGTCGTTACCATCAGACCATGACTACCGGTAACGAGCCACCCGTACCGGCCGAGCCGGACAGCTCGGACCCGGACACACCCCTCCGCCAGCGCGACGGGCGCGGCCGCTTCACCCGCAGCATCAAAACCGCCCGCCGCGACGCCGCAGCAGCCGACTACCTCGCCGAACACCCCGGCACCACCTACCGCCAACTCGCCAGGCTCTTCGGCTACTACGACCACAAAGACGCCCGAATCGGCATCGAACAAGCCAAAGCTGATGTCGCCAGGCCGGCCGTCACCAAGCTCATCGCCACCGAGTCCGAGGAACTGGACGTCCTGTACGCCGAAGCGTGCGCGATCCTCCAGCGCAACCACGTCACCGTCTCCCACGGTCGGATCGTGATGTGGCGGAACCCCGACACCGGGCAGGAAGAACCGCTCCAGGACGACGGTCCCAAGTTGCAGGCCATCCGCGTCGCGCTCGACGTGCGCAAGGCGTACCAGGACCTGTGGGGGCTGAAGCAGCCCAACAAGGTCGAGCACTCCGGCGGCGTGAAGTACGAGATCATCGGCGTCGACCCGCAGGACCTCGTGTGACCTCCACGACCGTGCGGTACGAGCCGCGCGGGGGCGCCAAGGATCTCCTGTCCGCCAAGGAGCAAGAGGTCTGCGTGGCAGGCCCGGCCGGCACGGGCAAGAGCCTGGCGATGCTCCAGAAGGCGTTCTACACGTCGCTGATGATGCCCGGCTGCCGTAGCCTGATCGTCCGCCAGACCCACGCCGCGCTGACCGGTTCCACGCTGGTGACCTTCGAGCAGCAGGTCGCGACGGACGCGCTCGCCGAAGGAGTGGTTCGATGGTTCGGGGGCAGCCCCCGAAAGCCTCCGGCGTATCAGTTCGCCAACGGGGCCGAGATCCTGGTAGGCGGCCTCGACCGTCCAGAGAAATTTCTCAGTACGGAGTTCTCGCGGATTTACGTGGACGAGGCGACCCAGATCAGTCTCACCGCCTTGGAGACGCTGATCACCCGTCTCCGGGGAAACGCCGATACGTACCGTCAGATCGTCCTCGCCTGCAACCCGGACCACCCGAAGCACTGGATCAAGCAGCGGTGCGACGAAGGCACCATGCGGATGGTCCACAGCCTGCACCGGGATAACCCGTTGTACGTGAACTTGGACGGCACCTTCACCGAGCGCGGCGTCGACTACATGGCCAAGCTCGACGCGCTCACCGGCGTCCGCAGGCTGCGCTACCGCGATGGGATCTGGGCTGCCGCCGAGGGCCTGGTCTATGAGGGTTGGTCCGAACCGGTTCACGTCATCGAGCCGTTCGACGTCCCGGCCTCGTACACGCGCTGGATCAGCATCGACTTCGGTTACACCGCGCCCTTCGTGGCGCAGCTTTGGGCGGAAGATCCGGACGGCCGGCTGTTCCTGATCCGGGAGTGGGTGCGGTCTCGGATGCTCGTTGAGGACCACGCCAAGGTGATCCGCGACCGGCTCCTGAAGGATCAGCCGCGGCCGCGCGCCATCATCACCGACCATGACGCCGAGGACCGGGCCACGTTGGAACGGCACTTGGGCATGTCGACGATCGCCGCGAAGAAGACCGTCTCGGATGGGATCCAGGCGTTCCAGTCGCGGCTGAAAGTCCAAGGCGACGGACGGGCGCGCCTGTACGTGTTCCGTGACGCGCTCCTCGACCGGGACTCGGAGATGGACGCGGCGTCGCTGCCCATCGGCATGGCCGAGGAGGTCTCGGGCTACGTGTGGGCGGTGAAGCCGGGCAACAACGGCGGGCTGAAGGAAGAACCAGAGAAGCGCAACGACCACAGCATGGACGCCGGCCGCTACGTGGTCGCCGAGCGGGATCTGGGTGGGCGCACGCGGGTGAGGTGGCTGGGATGAGGAAGTTGAGCGCGAACCCGAAGAAGCTGAAAGATTTGCGGCCAGCGAGCCTGTTGACAGGAGGATTTACACTCATCACAGCAGGATGCTGGAATATCTTCGGCATGGGCGTTGGTCTCATCGCTGGAGGAGCCCTCACCTGCGTACTCCAGTGGGTGCTTGACAGCGACTGACGCGAAGGGGGTGCCGAGTGGGCAAGACGCTCTTCGGCTCCCTCGCCAACGCAGCCAGCAACCTTCGCGCCCGCACCACCGACACCCCCGTCCCCTTCGCCTCCCGCAACCAGTCCTACGGCCGCGGGATCTTCGGCTCCAACCGCGGCATCACCTCGCAGCTCGACGCGATGGGCTCCGTCTCCACCCTCTTCGCCATCGTCAACCGCACCGCCAAGGCCGAGGCCAGCGTCGAGTGGGAGCTCTTCCGCAAGGCGAAGTCCGGGAAGAAGGAAGACCGCACCCCGGTCGCCGCGCACGCGGCCCTTGACCTGTGGAACCGGCCGAACCGCTTCTACACGCAGTCCGAGTTCGTCGAAGCCGGCGCGCAGCACAAGCAGTTGACGGGCGAGACGTGGTGGGTGATCGGCCGCGTCGAAGGCGTGGACATCCCGCTGGAGATGTGGCCGGTCCGCCCGGACCGTATCCAGCCGGTGCCTGACCCGGAGGAGTTCCTCCTCGGCTACATGTACACCGGCCCGGACGGGCAGCAGGTGGCGCTCGGCATCAACGACGTCATCTTCATCCGCACCCCTCACCCGACCGACCCTTACCGTGGTATCGGCCCGGTACAGGCGCTGCTCACCGACCTCGACGCGGCCCGCTACTCGGCCGAGTGGAACCGCAACTTCTTCCTCAACTCGGCCGAGCCCGGCGGGATCATCGAAGTCCCCGGGCATCTCGGCGACACTGAGTTCGACGAGTTGCGGGACCGGTGGAACGAGCAGCACAAGGGCGTCGCCAACGCCCACCGTGTCGCGATCCTGGAGCACGGCAAGTGGGTCGACCGCAAGTTCACCCAGCGGGACATGCAGTTCGCCGAGCTGCGCAACATGTCGAGGGAGATCATCCGCGAGGCGTTCGGCTTCCCCAAGCCGATGACCGGTGCTGTTGACGACGTCAACCGCTCTAACGCCGACGCCGGCGCGGTCATGTTCGCCCGCTGGCTCGTCGTCCCCGACCTCGAAGCCATTCGTGACGCCCTCAACCACCGACTGCTTCCCCTCTTCGGCGCTGCCGCCCAGGGGCTGGAGTTCGACTTTGTCAACCCGATCCCCGACGACGTCGAGAGCGAGGCCACGCAGCTCACCGCCCGCGCTGACGCTGCGGCCAAGCTGCGCACGGCCGGGTGGGACCCGGCCGGAATCCTCTCCGCAGTCGGCCTGCCGGAGATTCCTTTCGCGGGCCCGTCTGACGCCCCTGCCCCAGCCGCGCCGCAGGCGTCGTGGGCCGCTTCCGTGTCCGGGCTCTTCGGCTCGACCCCGGCGGTCCGTAACTCCAGCAGTGACACGGAGCAGATGCGCAAGGACCACGAGGCCGCGCTCGCCGCGCTACTCCTCGCGTTCGCCCCCGTCGACGAAGAGTGGATCATCGAGATCGGCATCCAGATCGAGCAGGCCATCAACGCCGCCGACACGGCAGCCCTGGCCGCGCTGTCTCTCGACTCCACCCGCGCCGCCACCGTGGTGCGGACCGCGCTCGTATCAGCAGCACAGCAGGCTGCGGACCGGATGGCTGATGAGGCGCGCAGGCAGGGCGTAACGGTGACGGCGCCGCTGGTCACGGGGTTGGTGACGGCTATCGCGTCTGCGGTCGCCACGCTCATCGCCTCGAACCTGGCCTCGACAGCGTCACAGGAGGCTGTGCGTCGGTTCCTGCCCGGGGTGTCTGCGGCCGAGGTGGCAGACGCGGTCAAGTCCATGCTGCGGAAGCTGAAGGGCGCGTTCAAGAAGGACCAGCTCGGCGGCGCCGTCCACCGTGCGCAGAACGTGGGCCGTCTCGCGACGCTCGAAGCCGCTCCGACCGCCCGCTGGGTTGCCAGCGAGGCGAACGACTACAACACGTGCGGGCCGTGCGCCGAGATCGACGGCACCGAGTTCACCACCCTCGACGAGGCGATGGCCGCCTACGGGGCTGGCAGCTACATCGACTGCGACGGCGGCATCCGCTGCCGCGGCACGGTCGAGGCCTTCTGGGACACGGCAGGGAGTACCGAATGAGCGGCATGACCGGGCTCGCGCTGCCCGCCAACTTCGCCAGTTTCGTCGCCAAGCAGCGGGAGCAGGCCGACAAGCTGCGCCAGGCCCACGGTGTCGAGGCGCAGTCCTGGTACCGCATCACCAACGCGGCGGACCCGGATGAGGCGGAGGTGATGTTGTACGACGAGATCGGGGGCTGGTACGGGGCGACGGCGGACGAGTTCATCGCGGACCTCCGTGGGATCTCCTCCCCGAACCTGCGCGTGCGCATCAACTCCCCTGGTGGCAGTGTCTTCGAGGGCATCGCCATCGCCAACGCGCTGCGCTCCCACCCCGCGAACGTCACCATCCAGGTCGACAGCGTCGCCGCGTCCATCGCCTCCGTCATCGCGATGGCAGGTGACCGGGTCGAGATGGCACCCAACGCCATGATCATGATTCATGAGGCGTCCGGCGTCTGCCTTGGCAACGCGGCCGACATGGAAGAGATGGCGCAGCTCCTCGCCCTCATCAGCGACAACATCGCCGACGCCTACGCCTCCCGCGCGGGCGGGACCCGCGATCAGTGGCGTGAGGCCATGCGCGCCGAGACTTGGTACCTGCCCGACGCCGCAGTCGAGGCGGGGCTGGCCGACGAGGCACTGTCCGTACCGAAGCGCGGCGAGCCCGTCGAACCGGCAGAGCCGGGCAAGGACGAGCCGGAGATGGCGCGTGCCTGGGACCTCGCCGCATACGGCTACGCGGGCCCGAAGCCGGAGCAGCCGGCCGAGGAGCCCGTCACCCTCACCTTCAACATCGGCGCCGGGGTGGACGCGCAGGTTCTCGAAGCACTGCGCGCCATGGCCGCGGGCCGGACCGAGCCGCAGCCCGAGGCCGTCATCGAGCCTACCGAGCCGGAAGTCCCGGCCGCGCCTGAGCCTGTGGCCGTCGTGCTGGAGCAGCCCGCCCCCGAAGCCCCCACCGAGCCCGAGCCGACGGCCCAGGCCCCGGAACCCGAAGACGTGTGGGCGGCTATGACCGCCCACTTCACGAAGGACGAGCCCGACGCGTGGTCGGTGCTGGTCTCCAACCTCACCAGCACGACGGCGTCGTCCAGCGCGGCGACGAAAGCCTGAAGGAGGCACCAATGGCATCCACTCTGACCGAGCCGCGCAACGGCGACGAGCTGGCGGAAATGCTCGCCGACCCGGCGCGCGCCAAGCAGATCATGGAAACGCCGAAGTCGCTCACCGACTTCATCGAGACCTACGCCAACCGGCAGCAGGGCGAAGGCACCGAGCTCCAGCGGCAGATCGACGAGGGCGTTCAGCGCGGCCTCGCGAACATGCTCCGCGAGAACGAGGTCAAGGACTCCGACCGCGACTCGATCAAGCGGCTCAACCTCGACCCGCAGACCCGCCCCGCGACGATGCTCACGTCGCACCGGCAGGCCACCGCCTACAACCCGAAGGCTGTCGGCGCGGCGCTGGACGGCAAGTTCGAGAACGCTGCGGACTACTTCCGTCACGCCTGGCACCTCAACCGGGACCCGCAGGCCCGCGCGAAGATGGAAGACATCCGCAACTCCTACTCGTCGGTCGTTCCGGCGGACGGCGGGTTCCTCGTCCCCGAGACGCTGAGGAGCCAGCTCCTTCAGATCGCGCTGGAGTCTTCGGTCGTCCGCTCGCGCGCGACGGTCGTCCCGATGGAGACCGCCCGCGTCCCCTTCCCGATGATCGACTCGACGACCAACGTCGGCTCCGTGTTCGGCGGCATGATCGGCTACTGGGGCGAAGAGGGCGCAGCGCTCATCGAGTCGAACCCCAAGTTCGGACGCGCCAACCTCGACGCGAAGAAGCTCACCGGGTTCGCCCTCGTCCCCAACGAGCTGCTCCAGGACTCCCTGATCTCGTTCGCCGCGCTCATTGAGACGCTGTGGCCGCAGGCGCTGGCATTCTTCGAGGACGTCGCGTTCATGTCCGGGACCGGCGCGGGTGAGCCCAACGGGTTCCTCGGCGCGGGCAACTCGGCAAGCATCGCGGTCACCAAGGAGGTCGGGCAGGCCGCGGACACGATCGTCCTCGAAAACGTCATCAAGATGTACAGCCGCATGCTCCCCAGCTCGCTGGCGCGCGGCATCTGGGTGTGCTCCCCGGAAGCCATCCCCGAGCTGTACACGATGGCCCTCTCCGTGGGTACCGGCGGCGGCCCGGTCATGCTCACCAACGTCGCCGGCCCCGCCCCGATGACCATCTTCGGCCGGCCGCTGGTCGTCTCGGAGAAGGCCGGTCGCCTCGGTGACCGCTCCGACCTCGCCTTCGTCGACCTCTCGTACTACCTGATCGGCGACCGGCAGCAGATGAGCGCCGACTCCTCGACCGAGTACAAGTTCGGCAACGACCAGACCGCGTTCCGGATCATCCAGCGCGTCGACGGCCGCCCCTGGCTCAAGTCCGCGATCACCCCGCAGAACGGTGGCCCGACGCTTTCGCCGTTCGTCGAGATCGAAGCCCGCTAACCGATCGGCCGCCGTCGGCAGTAACGCCCCGGCGGCGGCTTCCACCTGGGTCGGCAGTGTCGCCCCGACAGGACCCCTAAGACGAGAGGAGCCCACGGTGGCTCAGAAGGCACTCGGCAGGCTGTTCAACACCAGCCCCGCCGCAGACGGCGTGTACATCAACCTGCGGGAGGCGGGCGGTATCGCCTTCCTCTGCTTCCTCACCGGCGCCGCCGGGGACACCTACACCCTGGTCGAGGCGAAGGACTCCGCGGGCACCGGGGCGCAGAACCTCGCTGTGGTGACGGAGTACTACACCAACACCGGTAACGCGTCCGACGCGTGGACCCGGCGCACGCAGGCCGCGGCGGCGACCGTCGTCACCACGGCCACGGCCACGCAGAACGCGGCGGTGTTCGAGGTGGAGGCCTCGCAGCTGTCCGACACCTACAAGTACGTGAAGGTCACCTCGACCGGCGCGGGCGCGGTCAACGCGGTCACCCGTGACCTCGCGGCGGGGCGCGCCCCGGCGAACCTGCCCGCGATGGGGGCGTGACCCATGTCCACTCTCATCCAGGGCGACCAGCTCCGCACGCTCATGTTCGGCACCCCGGTGTCGAAGACGTACACGCCGCTCGCGGTCGAGACGAAGGTGCTGTTCAACGTCACCGGCGGGAAGGTGCTCATCACCTCCATCGTCGGCGAGGTGACCACAGCCATCACGGTCGCGGGCACCTCGAAGCTGCAGGCGAACCCGACCACGGGTACGACCGGTGACCTGTGTGCGGCGACCGACCTGGGGACGACCGACACCCCGGCGGGGGACCTCATCAGCTTCCAGGGGCTGAAGGGCGACTCGATTGTTTTCGGGGTGGGTGCGGCGCCGACGCTGAAGCAACCGATCGTCGTCAACGTCGGCACCATCGAGCAGGTCAACGCGACCGGCGCGGACGGCGGCATCACCTGGACGCTCACCTACGTGCCGCTCGACAACGGCGCCTCTGTGACGGCGGCCTGACATGGCCGGGTGGACGTGCGCAGCCTGCACCACCACGTATGCGGTGGGTGCCGCGAAGTGCCCGCAGTGCGGCAGCACGGAGCGCACCGACCAGCCTGGGGGCGCTGTGCTGCCCTCGGTGACGGTCGCGTGCGCCAACGACGTGTGCCGGTACGCGGGCAGGCAGCGGCGGGTGCACCTGCGCACGGCCGCCCCCGGGGTGCTGGAGATGCCCCCGCTGGTCTGCGCCGGCTGCGGGCTGCTGGTGCCGACCGTGGCCCCGTGGCCGCCCATCAACGAACCGGAGGAAACCGGCATGGCGAAGGTGACCGTTCACGGCGGGCCGTCCAACGCGGCCGCCGACGACGAAGGTGGTGAGGACGTATCAGTTGGGAGCAGCTCCGAGACATCCTCCGAGAAGCCGGAGAGCTCGCCCGAGCAGAACGGGCAGCCGGACCGATCGCCTGCCCCAACGACGGCGAGCCGCTCCGGGAAGGCCCGGACGGTGAAAAGTACTGCGCGTTCGACGGGTGGCGGCCGGACGGCCGGTACGTCGGAGACCGACTCCGCTGACGAGGCGGGCGAGTAGTGAGCGGCTACCGGAACACGGAGCTGTTCAGGGCCACCGGTCTGACCCTGAACTCCTCGACCGACAGCAACACCGCCGGGATCACGAACGGCACGACGGGCCAGACCGGGCCGATCGACATCTCCCGGGTCAGCAGTGGCCTGTTGGTGGTGACGGTGGCGAACGCCCCGACCGGGTCCAGCCCGACGCTCGCGGTGTTCTTCGAGGTCGCGGACGCTTACGGCACCTACGTGCAGACATCGTCCGCCACCTCGATCGGCGGGGCGCTCCTGACGAGCACCGGCTTCACCTACGGCCTGATCAACAACGGATACGTCCTCACCAACCAGGGCCGCATCCGCTGGGTCGTCGGAGGCACCGCCACCCCCACCTTCACCGGGGTCAGCTTCTCCATCCACGGCCGGCCCTGACCCGTATCCGCACGACAGACGAGAGGAGGTGACGAGAGATGACAACCCCCTGGTACGCCAACCGCGAGGACATTCAGCGTGCCCTCGACGTCAAGGAATCGGCCCGCAACCGCCGGGAGATCGACAGCGCTCTCGCCGCCGCCTCCCGCACCGTGGACAGCCTCTGCCACCGCACGTTCTACCCGGTCCTGACCACCAAGTACTTCGACTGGCCGCCCCGCGCTGGCATGACCCCGTGGGTCCTGCGGCTCGACGCATCTGAGCTGGTCTCGGTGACGACGCTGACGTCCGGTGGTGTAGTGATCCCGTCCACGGACTACAACCTCGAACCGAACGTGTCCGGGCCGCCGTACACCCGTATCGAGATCAAGCTGTCCTCGGACTCCAGCCTCGGCGGCGGCCCCACCTATCAGCGCGATGTCCAGATCGACGGCCTGTGGGCCGGCTGCGCGCTCGTAGAGACCGCGCTCGGCGACACCGTCGGCGCGATGGACGCCACGCAGACCACCATGACTGTCGACGGCGTCACATCCGCTGAGGTCGGCGTCGGATCCGTTCTCCGCCTCGGCGAGGAGCGGCTCCTCGTCACCGGCCGCGCGCAGGCGTACACCGGGCAGACGCTGGCGACCGCCATGGACGCTCAGGCGAAGACGGTGACGGCCACGGTCGCTGACGGGACCGCGTACTCGGTTGACGAGACCCTCCTCGTCGGCGCCGAACGCATGCTCATCATCGACATCGCGGGCGACAACCTGGTCGTGCAGCGGGCCGTCGACGGGTCGGTCCTCGCCGCGCACGATCAGTTCACCGCGGTCTACGCACCGCGGACGCTCACCGTGACCCGAGGCGCGCTCGGCACCACCGCCGGGGCCCACAACTCCGGTAGCGCCGTGTACCGGTGGGTGCCGCCCGGCCTGGTGCACCAGCTCACCAAGGCTGAGGCGATCACGATCCTTACGCAGGAGCGCAGCGGCTGGTTCCTGAAGGCGTCGACGACCGGCAACAGCGCGGCCAAGGTGTCCGCGGATGCGCTGCAAACCCTGCGGGATCAGACGTACACCGAGCACGGGCGCAAGGCCCGGATGAGGAGCGTCTGATGCCTGAAGCCATGTTCGACATCCGTGTGGCGAAGCGCGGTCCGATGTTCGACGGGCGTACCGCCGCGGCCATGCACCGGTTCCAGGACGAGATCAGCCTGCGGATCGCCGAGCAGGGCGAGAAGCTCGTCCGGCAGCGCCTCAAGTCCGTCTTGCAGCACCCGACGGGCTACTACGAGTCCCGCATCAGCGTGGACCGGGCCGGACAGGGCTACCGCGTCTCCGACGGCAACGTCATCTACGGACCGTGGCTCGAAGGAATCGGCAGCCGCAACAGCCCCGTCACGCGGTTCGCGGGCTACCAGACGTTCCGCCGGACGAAGCCCCTCGTCGACCAGAAGGCCCGGCAGATCGCCGTGCAACTCCTGGCCCGCTACAAGGCGATGGGGCTGATCTGACATGGCCCTCGACATTCGCACCATCCTCGACGCAGTGGAGTCCCACGCCCTGGCCAGCGGCTTCTTCTCCGCCGTGAACGGCCATGAGCCGAAGAGCGCACCGCAGAGCGGGATCACCTGCGCGGTGTGGGTGGAGCAGATCGGTCCGGCCCGCGGTGGCTCCGGTCTGGCTTCGACCAGCGTCCGTCTCGCGCTGAACGTGCGCCTGTACACGCCGATGGTGTCCGAGCCGGAGGACGCCATCGACCCCGACATGATGACCGCCCTCGACGCCCTCATGGCTGCCTACAGCGGCGACTTCGAGCTCGACGGCCTCGTCCGCCAGGTCGACCTCCTCGGCGCCTACGGCGATCCCCTGTCCGCGCGCGCCGGCTACCTGACCACGTCGGGGGCCGAGTACCGGGTGCTCACGATCACCCTTCCCCTGGTGGTGAACGACCTGTGGTCCCAAGCCGCTTGATCTCGAACGTAAGGAGGGCCGCATGAAGACCAGCGGGCTCGGCGACAACTTTTACATCGCGGGCTACGACATGTCCGGTGACATCGGCAGCATCAGCCTGTCCGGCGGCCCGGCGACGCTCGATGTGACCGGCATCGACAAGAGTGCGCACGAGCGGATCGGCGGCCTGCGCACCGGGTCGATGTCGTGGAAGAGCTTCTTCAACCCGACGGTGGGTGCGACGCACGACAAGCTCGCGGCCCTGCCCACTGCGGACGTGATCTGCACCTACGCGCGCGGGACGACGCTGGGCAACCCGGCCGCCTGCCAGGTGTCGAAGCAGATCAACTACGACGGCACGCGCGGCGACTCCGGCGAGTTCACGTTCGCGGTTGAGGCGCAGTGCAACGGCTTCGGCTTGGAGTGGGGGCTACAGCTCACCGCGGGCAAGCGGACGGACACCACCGCGACGAACGGGACGTCGGTGGACTTCGGCACCGGGTCGACCGCGTTCGGCCTCCAGGCCTACCTCCACGTCTTCTCCTTCACCGGCACCTCCGTGACGGTCAAGTTGCAGGAGTCCAGCGACAACGGGGCCGGGGACGCCTTCACCGACGTGACCGGTGGCGGGTTCACCGCGGCTACCGGGGTCACGTCGCAGCGGATCGCGACGTCGTCCAGCCAGACCGTCGAACGCTACCTGCGTGTCGTGACGACGGGCACGTTCTCCAGCGCGGTGTTCGCCGTGACGGTGGTTCGCAATGACACGGTGGTGACCTTCTGATGAACCGCATTCAGCCCCAGATGGGCGCCGCAGCGTACAAGACGTACTCCATCACCGCGCCTGTCTCCACGCACTTCCGGCCCGCGACGTGCGCGGAGACGGACTGCCCCGACTACCTCAACGGCTGGCGGGTCCGCGTCGAGGGCCTCGAACCTGCGCTGCTCCACGCAGCGAAGACGTCCGGCCGCAAGTTCGTCGAGGTGCCGATCGCGGCGGGCGAGACGTGGCTGCACTTCGAGGCCGGTCAGCCCTGCTTCCGCGCCGGCGAGCACCGGGCGCGCCGCGACAAGCCGGAGCTGTTCATCGTCCGGGACGGGGACCACCGCGGGAATCCGCGGGGCACTAAGGCGCGACTGCACCAGAAGCCCGAGCTGTGGGTCGAGGACTTCGGCGAGCACCAGCAGAACATCGCCGACGAGATCGCGAAGGGGTGACGGGATGAGCGAACCGAAGCTGCGCCTGGTCATCGACGGCGTCGACCTCACCGATGAGTGCGACAGCGTCGACTTCGCCACGACCGCCATGGTCCACGACATCCCCGATGAGGGGCCTGCCGTGTCGCGGGTGCTCGGGCCGAAGAGCTTCACCCTGCTGGTCACCGCCCCGAGCGATCGCCTGTACGCGCTGGTCGACGGTGGCAAGACGGTGCGTGAGGTGAAGCTCGCCGCCGACTGGGTCAACAACTCGATCACCCACCCCACGCACTTCCACAAGGGCTGGGTCGGGACCGACGGGGTCCGCAGAATGTTCGGCTCGCTCGCACCCGACCGGGAGCGCGAAGCCAAGTGGGTCGAGGAGCTGCCCGCCCGGGTCAGCACCGCAGTAGCAGAGAGGGTGTGAGTCCCATTTCCAAAAGCTCAGGATTGGGTTGGACGACCGCGTCTGTCGATGACAGCAGCGGCACCGTGCAGGCCATCAAGAACGATTTCACGAACCTTCAGTTCGCCACCCCGCGTGGGGTGCAGGACATCACCGGCATCGACAAGAGCGCCTACGAGCGGCTCCTGCTGCTCGCGGACTTCTCCGTCACGCTCAGCGGCGTCTTCAACCCGGCCAGCAACATGAGCCACGACGTGTTCAAGACCGTCCCGTCCACGTCGGTGGCGCGCACGGTGACGCTCGTCGTGTCCGCCAAGACCCTCGCGAACGAGGTGCTGTTCACGGACTACCCGCTGACCCGCGCGGACGGCGGCGAGCTCACCTTCTCCGTGCCCGGCGTGCTTTCTGATGGCCAAGTGCCTACTTGGTCTTAGGAAATAGCCACGTGATTGCCCAGGTAGAATTATCGCCATGCGAATGGCGAAGTGTCACCCCGACAGGCCTCACCAGGCGTTCGACCTGTGCAACATCTGCTATCAGCGGCAGTACGACAAAACTCGATCCAATGAGCGAAGGAGGAAAGACCCGAGTGAATACGCACCGAACTATCGGGTTCCTCCGACGACAGCCGCCCGGATCCCCGACTGCCACCCGGACCGCAAGCACACGGCGATGGGCATGTGCAATGCGTGCTACCAGAAGGCCAGGCGGGAGGCAGGTCCGGGAAACGCAACATGCCATCCCGACAGGCCAGTTCTCGCGCGCGGCCTCTGCCATCAGTGCTACGCCCAGGACAGGTACTGGGATGACCCGGAGAAGTTCAGGCAGGCCGCGCGCGATTCTCAAGCGGCGACGAGGAAGCGGCTCCGCGACCAGTTGGTCGAGGCATACGGCGGTCGATGTGCCTGCGTCAACTGCCCCGAGACGAACTCAGAGTTCCTCACCCTGGACCACATCAACGGCGACGGAAGGGTGCACCGCATGAAGCTAGGCAGCCACACCTACGCCGACCTGCGCCGCCGCGGGTGGCCCAAAGAGGGCTACCGACTCCTGTGCTGGAACTGCAATGCCATGACCCGCGGGGGGCGTACCTGCCCGCACGAGGAAGGGGCCTAATCGTGGGCTTCAAGCGCAACCCGAAGATCTACCGCCTGAAGTGGGAGGACGGCGACTACGCCGGCCTCGAAGTCAACATCCGCTCCCTCAACATGGGCCAGCTCCTCGAAGCGAAGAGCGGAAAGAGCGCGAGCGGGAAGGACGGCTTGGAGGGCACCGTCGAGCTCCTCGCGGACCGGATCGTCGACTGGAACCTCGAAGACGAGGAGACCGGCGAAGCGGTGCCCACGACCCTCGACGCGATGAAGGGCGAGGACGACGACCTCATCCTCGACATCATCAACCGCTGGATGGAAGCCGTGTCCGGGGTTTCCGCCCCTTTGGACGAGACCTCGAACTCTGGCGAGATTTCCCAGGTGGCCTCCATTCCGACGGAAGCCCTGTCACCGAGCCTGGCGAGCTGACCTACGCCCGCCACATTCTCGGCCTGTGCGACCGCTGGCATAAAACACCATCGGAAATTGAGGCCGAGCCTGCCGAGACATTCCGCCTGCTGGAGATTGAGCGATTGGGGGTGAATTCCGAAGATGGCGAACGTGGTGGAGATTCTGGTTACGGCTAAGAATCTCACCGGCCCGGCGATGGCCAGTGTGAACGCGCAGGTGAACAGTGCCGGTGCGGGGATGAGGGCTTTCCACAAGACGGCGATGATCGCGGGTGCTGGTCTTGCGGCGATCGGCTACGAGTCGGTGAAGATGGCCGCGAAGTTCGACTCGTCGATGGCTCTGCTGCATACGCAGGCGGGTGTGGCGCAGGACAAGATGGCGGGCCTGAAGTCGGGCGTTCTCTCGCTCGCGGGGAAGGTCGCTCAGGACCCGGATTCGCTCGCTGAGTCCCTGTTCCACGTCGAGTCCAACTTCGAGTCGATGGGCATCAGCTCGAAGAAAGCCCTGTCGCTGGTCGAGACCGCCGCGAAGGGCGCCACCGTCGGTCACGCGGACCTCGTCGACGTCACCAACGCGCTGACCGCGGCCGTCGCCTCCGGGATCCCCGGCGTCGAGGACTTCGGCCAGGCGATGGGTGTGCTGAACGCGACCGTCGGTGTCGGCGACATGAAAATGCAGGACCTCGCCAACGCATTCGGGTCCGGCATGGTCGCCACCGTCAAAGGCTTCGGCCTCAACATCACCGACGTCGGCGCCGCCCTCGCCGTCTTCGGCGACAACAACATCCGCGGCAGCCTCGCGGGCAACCAGCTCCGCATGTCCGTCATGGCCCTCGCCCACCCGGTGGCAACGGCCGGGGCCACGCTGAAGCGGCTGGGCCTTACGACGGACACGCTCGGCAAGGACATGCAAAAGGGCGGCCTCAAGTTGGCCCTCGAAGACCTCGTCGGCCGGATGAAGAAGGCCGGGATCTCCTCGAAGGAGCAGGGCCAGATCATCACCGAGGCGTTCGGCCGGAAGGCCGGCGCTGGCCTCAACGTCCTGGTCTCGCAGATGGACCGTCTGGAGTCGAAGTACCCGGCGCTGGAGGAGGGCGCGCACAAGTTCGGCAAGAGCTGGGAGGACACGAAGAAGACGTTCGCGTTCCAGATGAAGGCGTTGCAGTCCGGGTTCGACGCGCTGGCGATCACCGTCGGAACGAAGCTCATGCCGCCTCTGCAAGCGGTGGTCGGCGTGATGCTCGCGCACAAGGGCGCCACGGTCGCCCTGGCCGCGTCGCTCGCAGGCCTGGCGGCGGCGACGGTTGCGGTCGCCGTGGCGATGAAGGCGATCGCAGCGGCGAAGCTGATCTGGAGCGGCATCTCCAAGGGCGCCCTCGCCCTTCGGGGTGTGTTCGAGACGGTCGCGCTGAGGGCCATGTACCTGCGCGGGGCGTTCATTGCGGCTGGTGGCGGTGTCCGCGGGCTGAGTGCGGCATTCTCCACGCTGAGCACTGGGGCGAAGATCGGTGTGGCAGCCGGCGCGATCGGCGCGCTTGTCCTGGCACTGCACGAGTTGTCGGACAACAAGCCGGCCGTCGAGGTCGATGACCTGTCGTCGTCGCTGAACACCCTGGTGCACACGGGCAAGGTGACGGGGGCGCTGAAGGGGAATTTCGACGAGATCAGCGCGTCGATCGCGATGATGTCGAAGGGCGCGTCAGACAACAAGTTCTTGAAGCTGACGTCTGATTTCGGAACGTGGCTGGGCGTTGCGACAGGTCCGGGCATCTCGGATGCGACGAAGGATCTGGACGCGTGGGACAAGGTCATGGCCGAGAACGTGAAATCTGGCCATGTGAAGGAAGCGGCAGCCCAGTACGCAATCCTGAAGAGGGCGTGGGGTGCTGCGCCCGGTGCTGAGATGGGCCGTCTGGGCAAGTTCACGAACGACTACCACAACGCTCTCGCCGAGCTGGGGAATGAGGAGTCGTCGGCTGCCGAGTCGATGGGGGAGTTCGGTCAGGCCGCGGTGGACACGCAGAAGAGTCTCGACGCCGAGGCGATGAGCGCGAAGGGCCTTGAGCAGTCGATCATGGCGCTGAACGCGGTGCACCGGGGCGCGTTCGACGCGGAGACTGCATTCCAGCAGGCGATCTCTGACTCGGCCAAGGCGATCAAAGAGAACGGCCGTACCCTCGACATTCACTCGGAGGGGGGTCGTAAGAACCGCGACATCCTCTCTCAGTTGGCGGCGAAGACCGAGGACTACGTCGACAAGATGAACAAGGAGCACTTCTCCGTCGACAAGGTCAACAAGGTGTACGCCGAGGGCCGGAAGGTCCTCATCGACCGAGCCATGGCAATGGGCAAGAACCGCAAGGAAGCGGAGAAGCTGGCCAATGAGCTGCTGAAGGCGCCGAAGGTCCCAGCAATCAAGCCCCGGATCGACAAGAAGGCGGCGGAGGCGGACCTGCGGGCGTTCAACGCCGCGGTGAAGAAGACGCCCGGCTCGAAGTCCGTCACCCTGAAGGCGATCTCGTCGGGTGCTGAGAAGGCGCTTGAGAGCCTCGGCTACAAGGTCACCCATTTGAAGGGTGGCAGCGTCAAGGTCACCAGCAAGAACGGGCAAGCCCTGTCCGGGATCGCGAGTGTGGCTGCCGCGCTGCGGGCGTTGGACGGTAAGACGGCCACGACCTGGACGTACCACAACATCAAGACGAACTACTCGACGTCGCACAGTGTCTCGGGCGGGAAGTCCGTGCACGACATGGTCGGTGCGACGGGCGGCCTGTTCACCGGGGGCGGCTTCAAGCACGGGTACGCCGGCGGCGGGTTGGTTTCTGGGCCGGGGACGGGCACGTCTGACGACGTGTACGCGCCGTGGCTGTCGAACGGCGAGTTCGTGATGAAGAAGGCCGCCGTCGATAAGTATGGGGAGAAGTTCCTCCAGCGCCTGAACGCGGGCATGGTCGACATGCCGCACTTCGCGAAGGGCGGCAAGGTCAAGCTGACCAAGGCGCAGCAGCGGGCGAAGGATGCGGCGAAGGCGGAGCAGGAAGCCCGGCACGATGCGATGGGCGATCTGACGATCTCCCACTTCGGGCACATGGCCGGTTACAAGCGCAGTGAGTTCGGGTCGGCGCTGGGCAAGCCGGACTCGGTGGGCTCGCTGGTGAACGCGCTGAACCAGTGGCGGGGAATCATCAAGAAGGCCACGCACGGGTCGACGGAGAACAAGCTACTCAAACAGCTCGACAGCACGGGCCGCAAGCTCCTCGGCTACGAGAAGGCGCTCACCAAGGTGACGGCGTCGCTGGACAAGGCGAAGGACAAGCTCAACTCGCTGAAGGACGCGGCGGCATCGCTGAAGGACGGTGTGAAGTCGAGTCTGATCAGCTCGGCGAACATCACCAAGGGCGCGGGCGCGGACAGTACGACGACGCTGGGTTCGATCCGTGGCCAGATGACGGTGTCCCGGGACAAGGTCGTCGCGTTCGCGTCCGCGCTGAAGCAGTTGAAGGCCAAGGGGTACAGCAAGTCGATCATCCAGCAGGTTGCCGAGGCGGGCATCGACGGCGGCGGTCTGGAGACTGCGGGCGCGCTGTTGGAGGCGTCGTCGTCTGAGGTGTCGTCGATCAACCAGGTGCAGGGGCAGATCGAATCGGCTGCCGGCAGCGCGGGGAAGACGACGGCGGACACGGTGTACGGGGCTGCGATTGCGAAGCAGACCGCGGTGGTGAAGCTGTTGACGTCGCAGCAGCGTTCCTTGCAGAAGTCGATGGAGAAACTGACGAAGGCGATGGAGAAGGCCATCGAGAAGGCTTTCGGGAAGAAGGCCTCTGGCGGGATCGTCGGCGCTGCTGCGACGGGTGGTGTCCGGGGTGGTCTGACGTTGGTCGGTGAGTACGAGCCGGAGTTGTTGGATCTGCCGATTGGGTCGCGGGTGATCTCGGGTCCGGACACCCGTCGCCGGTTGGCGGCGTCTCAGATGCCGTGGGCGTCGATGCTCAACACCCCCCGCCGCGCCCCTGCTGCTGCGGTTGGAGGCGGGGCGCCGGCGGCTGGGGACGGTCAGCCGCTCGTGATTCAGGTGCGGATCGCCGACCGCGATTTCGGTGAGCTGTGGGTGGATACGGGCCGCAGGCAGGTCCGCTCGCGCGGGTCGGTCGAGGCGACGCTGCTTCCGCCGCGCGGCCGGTAACTAGGAGAGGAACCAGAGGATGCCCTTCACGGTGTGGAATGGTCCGGCGCCGACGACTGCTGCTCAGCAGGCGGTGACGACCGGTACGACGATCAAAACAATGCTTCAGTTGGCGACGCCGGCGACGACGCAGATTCAGATCCTGGAGTGGGGGTTCAGCCTCGACGACCCGCCGGGCGCGGACGGTGTGGTCGAGCTGCTTCAGACGGACGTCGCGGCCACAGTGACCGCGCACGTTGCGGCGACGGGCGTGGTCAACCTCGACCCGAACGGGCCGACGACGCTCCTCACGGTCGGCACCTCGGCCACGGGCTACACCGCGTCCGCGGAGGGGACGACGACGGCGGCCAGGTCGTTCGATGTGGTGTCCCTGTCCTCGGTGTCGGGTGAGTCCGGGCTGTCCTACGTGCGGACGTTCATGCCGGACGACCGGCCCATCGTCGCGGTCAGCAAGTTCTTGAGGATCCGGGCGACGACGCCGACCACTGCCGCTGACATGCGGTGCTGGGTGACCTTCCAGCAGGTGGGCTGACCTATGCCGCAGATCGCCCCATTCGTTTCGGCGTTCCGGCGCCGCCTCGCCAACCTGCCCGGCCCGCTGGCCGGGACGGGGGAGGTGGCGAGCGGGCAGCCCGTGCAGGTGGAGCTGCTCGTCGGGGGCGCGTGGGTCGACCTTACGGCGGGCGGCTACGTGATGGTCCGCGACGACGGCGGCCAGATCAACATCAGCTACGGCATCACGGGCGGCGAGGGATCGCAGACCGAACGCGCGCAGGCCACCCTCCAGTTGAAGAACGGGGACGGCAGGTTCTCCCCCCGCAATCCGACTGGACCGTACTTCGGGCTGATCGGGCGCAACACGCCGCTGCGGATCTCCGTGCCGGACGGGAGCGGCGGCAAGGCGTACCGGTTGTGGGGTGAGGTGACGGAGTGGGCGCCTGGCTGGGACCCCACCGGCAACGACGTGTGGTGTGACGTCACCGTGTCGGGGCTGCTGATGCGTCTGGCGCAGGCTCCGGCCCCGGAACGCTCGGTGATCTACACCGCGGTGACGGACCCGGTCGCCTCGTCGGTGGTGGCGTACTGGCCGTGTGAGGACGTCTCGGATGCGACGTCGATCGCGTCGGCGCTGACGACCGGTTCGCCGATGAGTATCACGGGTACCGCCGACATGGCCTCCTACACGGGGTTCAGTGCGTCCGATCCGCTGCCTGTGCTGACGTCGGCGACGGTGAGTGGGGGCGTCGCCAAGTATGACGATCCGTCGGGCACGCAGGTTCGCTTTCTGCTGTTCATTCCGGCGGCCGGGCTGTCGGACGGCAAGGTCATCTGCTCGATCGACCAGGTCGACTACTCCGCGGGGGCGCCGCAGTTCTGGGAGGTGTACTACTCGACGACCGACGCGAGCAACAGCCTGGTGCTGCGGACGTGTGCCTCTGACGGATCGCTCCTGGGCGGGCTGCTGCCTCATACCCTCGATGTCCGGGCGCGTCTGCTGTACGTGTCTGTGGAGCTGCCGGAGTCGGGCACGGGCACAACGCGGGCTCTGCGTCTGACGGATGTGACCACATCGCAGACGTACAGCGCCACTGACTCGGCTGTGCTGCCGACTCTGACGCGGGTGACGAAGGTTCAGTTCGGTCCGGCGTCCCGTTGTGTGGTGGGCCCGATCGGGACCGCTTTTCTGCCGGGTGTGGCGGTCGGGCATTGCACGGTGGAGAACGCGATCACTCCGGTGGATGCGCTCGGGCGCAGGCTGAACCCGATCGGGGAGACCGCGGGCCGGAGGATCCAGCGGCTGTGCGGCGAGGAGGGCGTCCCCGTCGACTGGGTCGGGGACTTGGACGACACGGTGGCGCTCGGGGCGCAGGGCAGGCAGAACCTGCTGAACCTGGTGCAGGAGGCGACGCTGGCGGATGGCGGGCTGCTGTACGAGAACCGCGGCGTGCTCGGGTTGGGGTATCGGACGCGGGCGTCGCTGTACGCGCAGGACCCGGCGCTGATCCTGGACTACCCCAGCTACAACTTGGCGCAGGTCCCGGTCCCGGTGGAGGACGACCGGTACGTACAGAACCGGGTGACGGTCACCGTGAACGGGGTGGCCGGCTCGTATGAGGCGACGGACGGGACGCTGTCGACGGCGCTGCCTCCGGCGGGGATGGGCGTGTACGGCAGTGACGTCACCCTGAACCTGTCCTCCACGACAGCCGCGGTCCTGCGGGATCAGGCAGCGTGGCGGGTCCGGCTCGGCACGGTGGACGAGGCGCGGTTCCCGCAGATCTCGGTGAACCTGATCCACCCCAGCATCACCCCGGACATGCGGCGCGCGATCCTCGCCCTCCGCCTGGGCGACCGCATCCAGGTCACCAACCCGCCGTCGTGGCTGCCCCCGGACACCATCGACCAGCTCGTCCTCGGCATGTCCGAGACCATCACGCACTTCGAGCACCGGCTGACGTTCACGTGCGCGCCGGCGTCCCCGTACAACCAGGCCGGCGATCTCGACTCGACAAGCACCCGCCTGGATACGACCGACTCGGTGCTGCTGTCCGCGCCGAGCACGGTGGACACGACGCTCGACGTGGCCCCGGTGAACGATCCGACGATGCTGTGGACGACGGATGCCGCTGAGGTGCCGTGGGATATCCGGGTGGGTGGTGAGGTGATGCGGGTGACCGCGGTCGCCTCCCGGCTGACCGACACGTTCACCCGTACCTCGTCCAGCGGCTGGGGTACGACGGACACTGGGCAGGCGTGGACCAACTCGGGTGGCTCCGCTGTCGACTACGCCGTCGCGGCTGGTGTCGGCACGCTCACCCTGACCAGCGTCGACGTGAGCCGCAGGGTGTTCACGGACATCACGTACCCGGGCTGCGACCTGTACGGGAGCGTCACGACCAGCGCGGCCGCGACGGGCGCCCCGATCTACGCGGGGCTGACCTGCCGGTACATCGACATCGACAACCTTTACATGGCCAGGCTGGCGTTCTCCACGGCGAACGTGTTGACGATGGCGATCGTCCGCCGTGTCGCGGGCGCGGAGTCGGTCCTCGGCTCGTCGGTGCTGTCGTACACGTACACCCCGGGCAGCTTCTTCCGGATCCGGTTCCAGGCGCAGGGTGCCCGGCTGCGGGCGAAAGCCTGGCCCGTGGCCGACGTGATCGAGACGCCGGAGTGGCAGGTCACCGTCTCGGACGGCACACACTCGTCGGCGACGTCGGTGGGGGTGCGGTCAATTCTCGAGGTCGGCAACACGAACGTGAGCCCGGTCGTGTCCTACGACGATCTGGCCGTGGTCAACCCGCAGAAGTTCACGGTGACCCGCTCCATCAACGGCGTCGTCAAGGCCCACTCGGCGGGCGAGGACGTCCGGCTCGCCAACCCCACCTATCTCGCACTGTAAGGAGGCAGCACGTGGTCGAGTACTACCCCCAGCCGGCAGCCGGTCAGCGGCTCACAGCGGACCTGCTGCGCAGCATGCTGCCAGTTTTCGCCCGGAGGTCCTCTGACCTCTCCCGGTCCGCGACGACGACGACATCCGCTGACCCAGCGTTGCAGTTTGAGGCGGTGCCGGGCGCGGTGTATGCGGTCGACGGGTGGATCAAGTACGACGGCGACAACGCGGGCGACCTCAAACTCCAGTTGTCTGCGCCGTCGGGGGCGCTTGGGGAGTGGACGTCGTGGGGCGTGGGC